GGGCGGTTTCGGCGGCGGCGGCTTTCTCGGCTTTCGCCTTTTCGTTTGCCTCGGCTTGCGCTTTCAATGCTTTCTCAAAGGCGGCGTCGATTGGCTTTTGGTTTTCCTCGGCGGCTTTTGCCTCGGCTTCCTTACGGGCGGTTTCGGCGGCGGCGGCTTTCTCGGCTTTCGCCTTTTCGTTTGCCTCGGCTTGCGCTTTCATGTAATCGGCGGGGTCGTGCAAAATCGTTACCGTGTATCCCTGTTTTTTCAGATTGGAACCAACGCCGTTGTCAAACGACTTTTTGCCGAACTTCTGAATACGGGGAACGGAAAGACGTTTGCCGCTTTCCGAATCGAATTTGCGTACCTCAATGATACAATGATACAAATGTTTCTCATTGTCGGGGACAATGTAATTTTCCGGGGTAACGTCTGTAATGGCGACGTCTTTAACTTTCCCCTCGGTTCCTGCTTTCACTCGCATAATCGTTAAATTTATTTGTTATTACTTCTATTTTCTTGGCGAATGGTATTTGCGTTCCAAACTCCAAAATGTTTGTATTTTCCCGTTCAAATCTGCGTACAAAGTTAGCAAAGTTAAGTTTTATACGCAATTCGTTCTCGGTAATTAAGTTGCGCCCGTATAAATCCAATACCTCGGTACGGGTCAAATGGCGGTACGGCTCCAATTCTGCCAATATTAACATACGTTGCAATTGGGTTGGATTGTTCCGGTACTCGGTTTCGATAAGTTGGTTTTGCAATGCGTCCAATTCCGCCTCGCTTGCGCCGCTATCCCTTGCGGTTTTGTATCGGTTCCGCAACTCGGTTGCGTCGTACAAATAAAACTCGGTTCCGTAATTGACTTTTGCAGAAACAAACATATTGCCATATCTCAAACGGCAAACCGTTTCATCGACGAACTGTTGTGCCGCCTCAAATCCTTTTTTTACCCTGTTTAATACCGTGCTTTGACTTTCAAACGCCGCTTCAACCTGTTGTTCGTTGAACGCTTCCCGTTGGGTTATTTCCTCGTTTTGACCGACGACCGCCGTTATTATGTTTTCACGCAAACGACTTTCTTCCTCAACGTTATAATCCAAACTTTGACGGTCGATTGTGGTTATTTGTACCGGGTTACGTAAATCCGGTTGTTTGTCCCCGTCCGGTATGGGTATTTCAACGAACGACCCCGCCCCGGTAATACGCTTATCCCCGCATTTGGGGCAACGCATCAATAATCCGGCTTGGTCTAATCTGTAATACCCTTGTTTGTCTTTCAAAAATCCGCCGTCGCAATAGTCGCCATTCTCGGCGTTACTGAAATCGCAACTTTGTTCGTACCCGGAATATATGGGATACGCCCCGTATAAATCCAAATGACGTTTCGATACATGAAAGAACAAAAACCAATCCAACGCCTCCAATTCCTTTGTTAGCGGGGATTGTTTAACGTCCGGTTCTTTAAGGTTCAACGGTTCGTTCCAAAAGAACCGGGCGGGACAATAACCCAAATCGTGCGGGTTGTCAACCAACAATTCGCCAATATTGCCGCCGCCGTCCTCGGTAAATATCCGGTAACGTTCGTTATCAATTACGGCAATACGTTTGTCGGGCTGTCTGAAAATAATCCAATCCATAACCCCGGTTGTTCTGTTTGCCTCAAAGGTTATGACGCTTTCAATAGGCAACCAATAAAAATACGGGGTCGGGTAACGGTCGTTGTTGGGTTCGGTCGGCATATCCACAATTAAGACGCTGTTTATTTCCGTCTTGAAATACTCCCAACCTTTTGTACTCCAAATTTCCGGCTCTTTTAATACGTCCTGTCTGTAATACTCCCAATCGTCCCTTTGCTCTGTGTTCTGAAACTGATAATTGAACGCCGGGTTACGACCGTCAAAAATACGGCTCAACTTATCAAAACAAATTCCCGTTACCTCATTCGTGCGAACGGGGTAACGGAAAAGAGTTTTGAATATTTTGAATTTGTCGTGCGGAATAAGATTGCCGACCCACGCCAAAAAATCGGTCGTCGGTTGACACATCAACGGGGTAACGTTGGTTTGGGCGTGAAACTTAATGCGGTTTTGGTGTATAACCGCTTTATTTATCGTCGCCCGTTTCCGTGGTTCCGTTATCTGCTTTCTTATTTCCTTTACGTCTAATCCCATTATCGACAAATTCAAAGGTTGATTTTTCGGGTAATCGCCAACCGCCGTTGTTCTGCATACGCAAAAGGCGTTCGGCGTGGCTAATCTCATATTCGACGGTTACGTTTAAGGTCGGACACTCCAACGCAACCTTTGTAACCTTTCCGTTCATTACGGGGCAACCTTTAAGTCGGTTAACGGGTTGAAATCCGGTGCAATAATCGCCAAATCGTCCGACCAATTAGGCAAAAACGACCATTGTATTGCGTTGCTGTCCGGGGCTTCCAAACCTCCCAACGTTTTGTCGCCAATAAACAACGACCGTATCGGAATTGGGTAATACGTCCCGGCGGTTGCGGTGTCCTCAATCGCTCCGATTGCGCCGTTTTCGTCGAAAAGGAAAATACCCAAATTGTCGCCCCAACTTTCGCATTGCATTTCTTTCAACGCCTTAATGACGTCTTGCGGGGCTTTGCGGATAACTCCGGTAAACGGGGTTGGTTCACGTCCAATAATTTCTTCAACGCCTCCCAACGTTTCGTTACCGCCTCCGAACGTGCGGGCGGCTCCCGCCTCGGCGGTTGGGGCTTGGATATACGGGGAAACAACAATTTTGGTTCCGTCCGCCGCCGATAATTTCGGCGTCCACGACGCAAGCAATGTTATTGCCGCCGCACTCGTAAAACTGTTTTTCGTTCCGTCTGATTTTGTCAGACGTTGAAACGCTACCTTTTGAATTTGCCCGAAACTTTCGGCGCAAACAATGGCGGGTACATCGGGCAAAGCCGCCGCCGCTGGACATTTACAAATTGGCATAATCTTAATTTTTTAACGTTAAAAACTTATGTTACTATCTCCGGGGGTTTACCCTTTACCCCCTTTGTTTCGGCTACAAAGTTATAAACTTTTTCAGTTATAAACTTGCATATCCCAAAAATATTGCTAATTGCGACGCTTTACGCCTCGGTTGGCGTGTGCGTATGGCTGTATATTACCGTCGGCAATTTCCTTTTCGTATATCCCGGTCAATCCGTCCTCCGGGTCGTCGTGCGTGTTCGCATCGAACTTGCGCAAAAATCCGGTTACATGGTCGTACACGGCTTTGTATCTCGTTTCCCAACCGAACGGCATAATAATACATTGGTTTACCATTGCCGACGCTGTTATTATCCGGCTTTCTTTATTGCCGCCTTGATAAAACGGGTCTGTCATTGCCCGCACTTTCTTTTTAATAACCTTTTCGTAACCCGCACCGCCGTTGTTACTCTCAACCCATACTTTTTGCGTGCCGTTCCTGTTTACCATTGCCGGGACGGTTACGGTTGTTACGTCCGTGTTTTCGTCCGTCATTTCCATATCGGTAATAAGCGCATACAATATCGGCTCCATACGCTTTGTTTGCTCATTGAAAAACAGATTGGGCGATTTGTACACGTCATACGTTGCGGCAAACAAAAGGTCGTCGCCCTCATCGGCAACGTCTATGTATGCACCGGAACGAATATACGTGCCGTAATCGGATTTTTCAACCCACGTTTTGAAAGGCTGATACAATCGACCCTCGGCACTTCCGGGGTTGCCTTGATACAAACATTGGAATTGTACGGGGTCTAATGCCTTTTGCCCCTCCAATTTTAGTTTACTGTGTCGCCCCTCCCATAAAGCCGCCCCCGGTTCCCGTGGGTCTATCTCGGTCGGTTCCCCTGTTTTGATTGCCTCAAAGTTTATGCGAACCCATGCGCCGGGGGGTATGTTCTGTAAATCCGCCCAACACGTTATATCAATGATTATTTCCCCGCTTTTCTCAATGCGTCCAATCAAATCGTCGTCGTGCCAACGGGTAAATACAATCAATTCTTGCGAATTGTTATGCAAACGGGTACGTACAACGGTCGTGTACCATTTCCACGCCGCCGCCCGTACTATTGGGCTGTTACCCTCGGCGTAATCCTTATACACGTCGTCCAATATGGATACGTCCACGGTTTTAGACGTAAGCGAACCGCCACGACCAACGACACGCAACGACCCCTTACGCCCGACCATTTCGATAGCATCACTATTGCGCAAATAGGTATTCGCCATTGTTACGACGTTCGACCCGTTAAGGTATGTACCGGGGAATAATTCACGATACCGGGGCGTGTCGATTATTCGTTGAACGTCCCGGTTGAAATCCCGTGCGATTGTCGCCGCATACGACCCAATTACAATTTTTAAGTCCGGGTTTAACCCCTCCATAAATGCGGGTAATTTACGGCTTGACCCCTCCGATTTACCATGTTGCGGGGGTTGCTGAACAATCATTTTACGTATTAACCCATGTGCGAACATATCCAACAACGTATAATATACGACGTGGAACGGCTCCAATACCATATCCGGTTGCATATACCGGGAAAAGTTGATTAACCGATTGCGGGCGGCTTCCTTGACTATTTCGCCGGGGTTCTCGCTTATGGCTTTATACATTGCCAACATTTCGTCGTTTGTCATTGTTGCCCCTCCTTTGGTTTTGGTTCAAACTTTGCGCACGCTTGACGCCCTCGGATTATATGCCATTGTTCAAACGGACACGTAAGGCAAATATATTTCCCCTCCCAATCCTTATTTTGGTGCGTTTCGACCCAACGGGCGTGTTTACAGTCGTCGCAAATATGTTTCGTCCATTCCGGTTGCTTTTGTCCCGGACGGGTTGCGGGTGCGGTTCTCTTTGCCATTATTGCGCCCCTCCTTTCTCTACCATAACCTTTGCATATTCGGCGGATTGTAATTTGTCGGCGACGGCAAACAATAAATCCTTTGGAATAACGGTTGCATCGTATTTGGGTTTGTCGTCCTCGGTTCCGGCATTGTATCCGGGTATCTCTATTTTAACCGGGGCGTCGAACCCTAACATTTTTGCCCGTCGTTGCTGAATGTTCAACAATAAATCCAAAAAGCGGGGATTGCCCGCCGACGTTTCAACCGTTGTTTCATCATACCCGTAATATTCCGGGTCGGTATCGGTCGCATCTGTTTTGATTGGACGCCCCCGGTTGGTTTTCTCTTTGGTTCGTTGCTTTCCGGTTTTGGACGCCTCCCACGCCTCCCACGCTTGCACCTCCATTGCATCCAACTTGCGCAATTCCTGTGTAACGTATTCGTCGATATTATCCAACCGTTCCCGCTTCCATTCGATAAGGCATTGTTGTAAATCGTAATAAACCATTGCCAACGAAATTGTATAACCTGTATTTCGTTTGGCTAAATCTGCGTTCAAAGCCGCCACAATTTCCCGGTACGTGTAACCACGTAAGAAAAGATTGGAACAAAACGCAATATCGTAATCCCGTTGTTCCTCGGTTCGTTTGTTATATCCGGCGGGTTTCCGGCTCTTATTACCCGTATTCAATTTTTCCATTGTTCAACCTCTTTTAATGTTCAAACGGGGTAAAAATTAACCCTTTGCGCTTTATGCCTTTTGCGTCCTTTGGTTCTTTCGTCCCCTTTGACGTTTTCGGCTTTCCGGCTCTCTGTGTTCTTTTGTCCCCCGCCCTCCTTAAAACGTGTTTACCCTTTACAAGTTATTTGCGGGGAATTTCCATTTTAAGAGGCTTTATTGTCTTATTCGATACTTTGTATATCTCGGCGTTTATCCCGTGGGTTGCGCCGTGGCATTTCGACCCTGTGTATTTCAACCGTTGTTCCGGGGAACATTTCGCCGAAAAATTCCGCCATTGCTTGCACCTCCTTTGGAACGTCGAACGCCTCCGGTTTCCTGTATTCCTTTTTACCGGGTTCCGGGCGGACGGCTTTCTTTGCCTCCAACGCTCGGCGCATTTGACACGCCGGGCAATCGCAATCGTCGGTTTCCGGGTTGTTTCTGCGTTCCTGTGTCTGTTTGGCTTTGGCGTATGTGTTCAACGCATCAATTGCCACGGTTGCCAAAATGTCGTCCGCCGTTTCAAATTTGGCGTCGATACTGTGGCGGTTAATCAATGCCGCCAATTCTTGTGCAAAACTTTTTTCTTTCATCGCTCTATTATTTTTTGGGTTTATATTCTTGGCAACGGAAATCTCCGCACCTTTGTTCAGATTTGAACGCTTCGCAATAACCGTTCCCGTTTACGTCCTCATACGAGAAATTGGAACAATCGCCGCAACCTTTATTCGGTTCGTGTGGGTGCGTCCGCTTATAATTAGGGTCGGTTTGGCGTCCTTTTACTTTGTCGTATGCCAACAACACTAATTCCCATTGCGACAAACCTAATATCCCCGCTATATGGAAAATAACGCCGTTAAGGTCTGCCAATTCGTCGATTATTTCCGCTAATTGTTCGTCCGTGCATTGTGCAATGTTTTTTCCATATATTCCCGGCACAACCTCCATAAACTCGTTATATTCCTCGGTCAATTTTCGGCAACGGCTTTCTATATCATTCCCGAACAAATCAGAGAATAACTGTTGAATATGGTACGGAATAGGGGTAATAATTGGAACGGGGGCAATATTTCCTTTAGGCTCAAATTCCCGTCTGAAATCCTTTTCCGGTCGGGCGGTAAATCGTCCGTTCAATTCCCGGATAATATACCAACTTTCCGGCACGTCAACGAATATGCCGTTGCCATTGGGAAAAGAAAATATTGCTTTGCCGTCCGGTGTGCGGGGCGTTACAACGGTTCCCCCTCCGGTAAACCTCAACACGTCGTCCACATTGTCCCGGCGAAATTGGATTGCGTCAACCTCTAACAAGGTGCGACAATACCGGGTTCCCGCCGTGGCGTCCGGGTCAACTAAACGGGTGCGCATTTCCTCCGGGTATTCCTCCGGGTCGTACTTCATATAAACCGACTGCCTACCATCGGCATAAAAGAACTCAATAAGACGGTCGCCCAATCGTCCCCGGATTGCCTGTTTTAACGCCTCAATCCTTTGTCCCTCGGCTTTATCGTTTCCCTCGCTTCCATTTTGCGCCCAACTCAAACGTATTGAGGTATCGGACGCCGTAACCTCAATTTCTTGTTTTGTTATGTCCTCAATCATTGCGCACATATCGCAATCAAAGGGGCTTAATACTTGTTTGTTCATCGCTCTAAAAATTTATTCGTTATTACTATCCGGGGCGGCTTTAACCTTAACCCCGGCAATTGTTCCGTTATAATTAAATTCCAATGTTTCGACGCCCTTAAATCCCCCGACGATACGCAACAAACGCCAATAAATCGTTTTCCGGTCGCTCCTATGGAATTTATCGCATTGCCTACCAATTCCGGGGCAATCTTCCCTTTTGATTTTGCAGCGAACGCAACGTTGCGTAAATATTGCGGGGTTGTTGTTGGCTAATCGTGCATCCGCCGCCGTCCATATCTCGGCAATCAATACCATACCCCGGTAAACGCAACGTTCGCCGGGGCGGTATTCTCTGTTTGGGTCGAACGGTTCGGGTTGCTTTACTCTCATTCTTTGCCCGCTTCGTTTACATAGTCAAACAATGCGTCCAAATCTTCCTTTGCGCCTTTTACGCAAATTCGTACCCTATCGCCGCCCGCTAATGCGGTTTCGACAATCTCGCAATTATACCGGGGGGCGTTTATCTGTATCATTGCCGCCGTGGTATTCGTTACAAACTCGTTTCTTTCTTCCATGCTCTCGGATTTTTGTAGTAAATAAAATGTTTCCGTTGGTTCGTTCTCGCTTTGGCACGCCCCCAACAAAAGCGTTGCCAAAGATAACAATAAAATCTTTGCTTTCATCGTTTTACCTTTCTTTTAATCCATATAAACCGTATGCCAATGCCGACAAACAATATTTTCGCCTCAATGTCAACGTAACGGTCGTAACCGTTGACCGCATCCACGGACACGCCGGGAACAATAAACCAACTCTTATATTTCCAATATTCCCGGACGTAAACAGATACGCCAACCCGTCCGATATGGAACCCAATTTGCGCCGTATGTACGTCGCCATTGTTGCGGATAATTCCAACTTGTTTTTTACTCATTTCCTTTTCTGTTTAATAATTCGTAACTCTGTTTATCAACTACCAACGCCCGTGGGTATTCGGTTATTACGCCTTTGGTATATACGAGATTATAGATACCCAATTGTCCCTTAATTGGAAACTCAACTACCCGGCGGGGGTTCCGCATCAGCCAACCGAACCCCTTTGTAATGGATTTACGTTTTTCGGGCGGTATGCGGGTATTCTCCCAATCTTCCGGGGTAAAATCGGCGACGGGCTTAACATCGTACAACTCAACCAACCCCAATGTTACCCCGCTTTCATACCCCGGAATTATGGGATTAGCGGACGAACAAACCATTAAATCGCCCCGGTACGGTGTGTTTTTACTTCGTACCTCAATACACTTTTCGCCGTAAACAATCCCGTTGTCCTCATACGCCGCCGTTACCAACTGCGTTGCATACGGGTTTTTAACGGTTAATGCACGCCAACGGTCGTGCAATTTCGGTTTATAATCTTTGTTGTTATACTGCATTTTGCAACCTCCTTTTAATTTTTCGCAAACGCTTTATTTCCTCGGCGATTGCTTGTTTATCCTTTTCCAATTGTTCAATCAAAACGTCGGGATTATTACCCCGGTTCCATGCTTTGATTAACTCGCTATTTTTGGCGTTCCAACTTGCGCCCGTTTCGATTTTATGCCCGCATTTTTTACATTTACCCCCGGCACAATTAAATGAACTATAACCGCAATTATATATTTCTATATCATCGCAACCGCATTTAACGCATGGGTAAACGTATATTTTACGGGTCGTTGTTTCTGTAACTTCATGTTCTGCCATTGTCGAATAAATTATAATTAGCCGGGACACAATAACCGGGCAATGTTTCCCGCTCAATCCCGGACACTCTTATAAAACTATCTTTCCAATATATCCGGGGCGTTTTGTCCGGGTGAGCCTCCCAATAGTCGAACACGTCGTTGTAAAACGTCAATGTTTCCCGCTTGGTATATCTGCAACCGCTTTGCAATCCAATCTTAAACAAGTCAACAAAGGGGTACGACAAAGCAATTACAGAAAACGCCCGGTCAAACATTCCCACGGGGATTGGTTCAACGCTTGCAAAGGTGCGGAACCCGTGGCGTTTTGCCCGTGCCAACACATTAACCCGCATCATATTTGGGTCGGCGTTCGGCTCCAATTCGTCGCAACCTGTCAACGTTGCGCCCAAAGCGATACGGGACACGTCCCAACCCTCGGACGCCTCGGCAAAATCAATGAAGCGGTTCAACCCCTCGGCGCATTTGCTCAATATCTTAACCGGGACGCCGTGGCGTTGGCATACGCCGACCGCTTGACGGGTCAACCGTTCCGTTTCCGGCAACAACGGGTCGGTCGTGAACGAAAAGAATAACCCCGTTTTCTGCAATTCCTCCTTATGCGCCAACAATTCGTTTTTGAAAATATCCAAAGCGTATGGATATTCCCGCAACGTCTTTTTCAACTCCGGGCGACTGCCTCCCAATACCTTTGCGCCACGACCTTTGAGCAAATAACAGTAAGTACAACCGTTGGAACAACCGACAAAGAAATTGGCGGCGTTCTCGGCGTATTCCCCGGCTTTACCTTTTGGGCTGTAAATAACCCGTCCGTTTATCGCTCCCATATCGTCAACGGCTTAAAATGGTAAATCGTCGTTTCCGTCGGGGGCGGGTGCATCCGGCACGGGCGGCGGCGGTACTTGCGCCCCGGCTCCGGTCGCTTTCGGGGTCAACATTTCCATATCGGTTGCGACTATCTCGGTAACATACCGTTTGACGCCTTGCGCATCGTCATAACTCCGGGTTCTCAATTCGCCCTCAATATACAGTTTGTCGCCCTTTTTGACGTACTGATTGGCGACCTTTGCCAACCCGTTTTGCAATACGACGTTATGCCATTCGGTACGCTCCGGGATTTGCCGCCCGTCCTTTGTGGTATAACCTCGTTTCGTGGTTGCCAACGAAAAGGTCGCCACGCAACCCCCGTTGTCGAACTCCCTAAAATCCGGGGCTTTCCCGGTATGTCCCATCAAAATAACCTTGTTTACACTCATACAAAAAACGCTTTAATTATCCAAACAATGATACTATACAACGCCCACATATAAGACGCAACCGTTAACGTCACGAACGTGTATAACGCAATTTTATATCCGGTTTTTGATTTTATTTTCATGTCACTTGAATTTTACGCAATCCAACAAATATTGTTTCTTATTGTCCGACCATCCGGCGGCATGGTTTATCGCTTTTCGGTCGTCGTCGTGTACGAACTCACAAACCCAACCGCCGACGCTTGATTTTTGAACTAATCGGACCAATTTACCAACAATGAAAGAACGCAATTTGTAATAACCTGAATTTTCGCCAACAAACAAAACCCGTCTTTCTGCATTTATTTCGGGCAGATTTTCGATTTGCGGGCGTTTCTCCCTTTCCGGGTACCTTTGTACCCTTTTAAAATCATTTTGGATTGAACGGCGGGAAATTGCCCCGTAATCGGGTGTTCTTTGTTTCGTTCTCATAATTTATATTTTTCTTTTTCTTCTTCTGTCCAATCTTTTTTAGGTTTTAAAGCCATAGGGTGCGTTTCCCTATTATATCTTATTTTTGGGTTACAAAGACAATTTTTACATTGTTCACATTCTGACGGTTCCATAGAACCGTATTCTTTCGCATACTTGCAAAGAAAACAATCTTCATCCATTTGTTGAATTAAGTCTATTTGCCTTACTATATTTCTTACACAAGCATCTAAATCAATAAAATCTGTATATCTTTCATCTTGTGTTTCTACCGTATATCTATCAACAAACCTTATTCCGCTGTTTCTTTCATCATCAATGTCTTTAATTCCCTCGTCTTTCAATTTGCGTGATATATTTAGCTGTCTAAATTCCAAAATATCATTCAAAAAATCATTAAGCCATTTTTTAAAATCTTCCCACGTGTTCCATTCAAATATTTTGAATGTATCTTTTATACTCCCGTTACAATCGGGCGTTTCATCGCACCACTTATTAATTTTTTGAACTATTTTATTTATACCTTCCGGGTTATGATAAGGGTGCATTTGATATATAACACCTACTACTGAATTTATAATCAGTTTATTTGTAATTCTAACTTTGCTCATAATTTCAAAATTTGATACTCTTTCTTTAATAATTCTATAACCTTAACGTTTCCGGGATAAATGCGCATATTTTTACGGTCGCCATTTTCCCAACGGTTGTGCATTTCAAAACAAAGGATATTGATATTGCGGGGGTCGTGCGCCATTTCCGGGTGCGAACCCCTCGTTAGGATATGCGAACAATAAACGGCGGAATAACTCGACAACGGGCGCAATGTTTCCTCGCATTGGTGCGGCTTATGTTCCCAAATCCACCTAAAAAACCGTTCGTTTGCCTGTGGGATATTCCCACGACCAAAAACGCAATACCCGAACAATTCCCGTTGGATTTCGACACGCAACCGAATATCCATTGTAAACCGCTTGTAATCCAATAGGGGGCAAAACCCCCTATCGGTTACAAATTGGTATTCTTCCCGGTCTGTTAGCAATATCGGCTCCATTGCTTACATATCCGCCGTTTCGTCCTCCGGGTCGTCCTCGTTAGCCGGGTCGCCGACCTCCGGGAACAATCCGTTCTCCTTTTCCGGCTCTGCGACCAAACCCGGTGCGGGTTCGCCGTCAGCCCCGAACAATTCCAATTGCGCCTTTTTGCCTTTGAACAAAAATGCGTAAACCTCGTTTTCAATGTCCGCAACGATTTCTTCCAATTCCTCCTCAAAACCGAACGTTTCGGTATTGAATTTCAGACGGGGCGAATTTATCGCCGTCTTTTGGTTGTTGGATGCCGTGAACAATCCCGTAAGGACAACCCCAACGTTATCGTCTTGACCGGAAAAGGACACGCCCCGAACCTCTATGTTTTTCAACATTTCGTCGGCAAAATCCCGTGATAACTCGCTTTGCTTTTTGGTTGCTTTGAAATCGGACGTTTCAACCATTGAAAGAAAGGACGTAATATTAAAAATCCGTCCCATGATTGGGCGCAAACGGTCGAAACAATCCCGCAAATCCGGGTGTATGTCCTTTGCACTTTCGACGTGGTATTTGTTCGTGTAACTCTCATTGCCGATTGTTTCGGTAACTTCATAATGCACGTCTAACCCGCCGTCCTTTAATGTCTTTACTTTCGACAATGCAAACGACTTTTCACTTGGTATTAACATAACGTTTGCGGCTTTTTTTTCTTCGTTCATATTATAATATTATTTGTCGCCGGGAATCCGCCCGGCACGGTTTTAATCAAAATTCGTTTTCGTCCAACAATTCCCGTGTCTTACTATTCGACGGAACCGCCGGGCGTTCCGGTTCCGGGGTTGGTTCCGGGACGGGTTCCCCGGTTCCGATTGGTTCCGTTACCGGGTTGGGGTCGTGGAACTCAATATTGCGCCCGCCTTTGGGCTTTTCCGGCTCAAATTGGACTTTGAGTTGTTCCGCCGGGTATTCCTTTTGCGCTAACTCAATAATCCCCAAATTAACCAATTCCGGGACGCAACGGCGCAACGCCCTTATGTCCTCTAATGCGTCATGCGCCGGGAATGTTTCGCCGGGGAATAACTTACTATATAATTCCTCTAATTTGGGATATTTTCCCGGTCGCCCGTTTGAATACAATGCGCCGACAAATTTAATAGTTTCCATCATTGTATCAATGCGCTTTCCCTTGTGCAATGCGTCCTCGGCTTTGGCGTCGTAATACTCTTTGCCGCAATAACGCAAAATGTTCGCTTTCAACATCGACGTATCGAAATAAATGTTGTGCGCACATACAAGCGGTGCGGCGGCGGCATCCGTCAAAAATTCGTCGATAACCTCGGCAAACGGTACACCCTCGGCAATTGCCCGTTCGGTCGTTATTCCGTGTATTGCGGTTGTTTCCGGCGGTATCTCGTAATTGTCCGGCTTAATTATAAAACTGCGTTCTTTGTCGCCGAACGCCCACGCCAATTGTACGACGTGCGGGAATTGGTTAAAATCCGCATCCCATTTCAAACCCTTTGCGGGTACTCCTGTTGTTTCGCAATCGAAAAAACAAATGTCTTTTAATTCAAATTTCATACTCTCGTTACTTTTTTATTCGTTAAATAATCGTTTTTGCCCGTCGTCGTTGGGCGTTTGCTCAACATATTTTGCCCGTGTAATCCAAACGCACCCGCAACGCAAACACTTTATCCGGCTGTAATGCTTTGGCGTGTATTCGTGGCGAATAATCCGCCAACCCGCCAACGGGTAATTCTTACGCTTTCCGTTACACTTGCAAAACATACCTTACAACGTTCGGGGGTCGTCAATATACGTGTTGTATTCCTCGGCGGCAATCTGTTTGAGTGTTTCGATATGCTCGATTAACTCGGCGTTCGACAATTCCGCCACGGTGCGCAATTCGTGGGAATATTTCCCGGTTTCCTCGTTGACCCGCTCGACGTACATAATTGGGGAAAACTCCCGCAACCTCCGTTCCGTTTGTTCCTCCGTAAGACGTTCGCCCGTCTCCCAAATGGCGTGTCGGAACGTCGGTACAACATAGTTGAAATAATACCCTTTCAAAGCCTCGGACGAACCGGGGGACGCTACAATAAACCGGGCAATAATGCGGGAACCTTTCCAACCCTTGAAAAACTCGTTTAATTCCCCCATGTACATTGCCAACCCACCGTTATTATTTATCGTCCCCGTTGCCGTTATTTCTCGCTTTCTCATCGTCGATTAACTTTTGCATTGTGACATTAAACGCTGTCATTCCAACCGTACGGATAAACGCCCGTTCGCTCGACGAATACCCGGTTGCGACCTTATCCAACACTTTGGCGAAAAGAATAACGAAATTTCCCGGTTCCCACTGCCCGGTATTGTGCATACGGTCGATAACGTGCGCCCGCAACCTCGTATTATTCCGGGTCGCATCCTTACGGGCTTTCTCCCGGTCGTTCCAAAGGCTCGTTAATTGGCGTTTCACATTCTCAAAAAACAACGGCATTTTCAACACGTCCGCAATTGTCATTTCTTTAACTTCCATATCGTTTTGTTTAAGGGACGCCGGGGAACCGACGCCCCGGTTAATTACTCGGTTTCGCTGTATTCCTCAATAATTAAATCGTCCTGTCCTCGCTTGACTTCCTCAATAAATCCCTGATACCCTTCTTTCCGGGCTAATTCGATAAGGGATTGCAGACGTTTTGCGCCCAAACTTTCGCCCCTCGCAATGCGGAATACCTTAACGGTCGGATTGCTTGCGATAATCAATTTTGCGGCAACCTCCATTATCTGACTATCCGACACTTTCCCGGCGACAAACGGCACACCGTTTAACTCCAACCCGTCGTCCGTGAACGTCAACCCGGCAATCGGCAATTCCGATTTCGCAATAAGGGTTTCCCGCTCTTTGAGCAAATCCGACAACTTTTTTTCGTGGGTTTGGGCGACCTTTTCGGCGGCGTCCTTTTGCTTTTTCTTCGTCAGATAGTCCACAACCAACGCATTGATTTTGTTGTGTTCCTCGGCTTGTTTGAGGCGTTCGGCTGTATCCAAATTCTCCGGGTTGTTTTCCTCGTACTTTGCCAACCATGCGGCGGCGTTGTTCTTGCGGGTTTCGTAATCGGCTTTATCCGTTTGGATTTGCGCCAATGTTTCGTCGTATTTGTCGGCGGCGGCTTTCGCATCGGCTTTGCTCTTTTTCTTTGCCGCTTCCAATGCCTTTTTTGCCTCGGCAACAATCCGGTCGTATTCGGCTTGGGCTTCCGTCTCATACTTTATTGCGGCGACAATCTCTGTATTCTTGGTTTCCTCGGCGGCTTTGATACGACCGGGGATTGCCTCCAATTGTTCCGTCCGGGTTTGCAATGCGGTACGCACGGTTTTCGCTTTCTCAATCAACCGGGCGTTCTCGTTTTGTTCCTCCATTAAATCGGCAATGTCGATTTTCTCGGCATACGTTTTGACGTCGCCCGGTTTCAACTGCTTTTCGGCGGCGGCGCAAATGGTCGTGTACGTCTTGACCTCGGCGTTGGCGTCCTTTCGTTTGTCCTTAACGGTCGTAACCTCGGCGTCAATTTCTGCAATCCGGGTGCGCACCTTTTCCGGCAACAAAGCCTTTACAACCTCAATTTGTTTGCGGCGTCCCTCGGCGGTTTCGCTCCAACGGGAAAACTCCACGGCGTCAAAGTCTTGGTAGCCGAAAATCTTTTGCAACATTGAAACGTTATCGCTTTTCATTCCGGTTGTCTTTGATTTTATTGATAACGTGCCACGTGGGTTTGCCTTTGTAAACTTCAATTCAACCTCGTATTCCTCGCCGTCGTCTCCGACAATCATTTTTGCAAAACCTTTGCTTTCTCCGTTCTTCAATACGGCGTCACGGTTCCCGGTCAACAAAGCCCCAATTGCTTTTAATACGGTTGATTTTCCCAACTCATTATCTCCGGTAATGAAATAAACGTTACCGTCGAAATCTGCGTTAAACTCTTTAATTACTTGGAAATTTACCAATTCTAATTTCTTAACTATCATTTTTGCTCTCGGTTTGTGCCGGGGTTTCCCCCGGCGGTTAATATTATTTTTTTGTTTCTCTCATTCTTTGGTATATCATTGTTTGCACCTTAACAAATGCGTCCCGGCTTTCTTTCGCTTCCTCAACCGTGCAATCAGCAATGAAATTTTCCAAACGCTTGTATAATTCGTTCAACTCTTTGTCGCTTATTGCGTGCCGGGTTGCTCCTACTTCATCTATAAACATATCAAAACACCATTTGTATTTCAGAAATCTTATATCCTAACTCTTTTGCAATTTCTATTGCACATTCAACGTTTTCTATTCCATCAAACATCAATGTTTTTGTTTGAAAATCTATGCCATAAAATGAAACTTCATTATTATGCGCATTAATACCGTTTTTGTGAATCTCTAATAACTTCATAGTTTTATAATTTATCCGGGAACCCGCCCGGTCGGTGTTTGTCGTACTCTGAAAGATTTTGGCTTTATCACTTCATTTAATCGGTTACCGAACCATCATTTAACCCTTTGTAGATACCGTTGCTTACTTTCTACTCTTACGAACTTAATCTTTCAACAGTCTTTTTGCATTTTGGTTAGACTGTGGGGTCTTTCGTTGTTTGACACTGCAAATATACGCATAACATTTTAACTACCAAAATTTTTTCTTTTTATTTTCAAAAAAAAACAATAAACCCGGAACGTTATACATTCCGGGCATAAATCAAAACAGCCTCATTTGTTTATCTGTTATTTTAGCAACAATTGCATCAACTTCACTTTCTAATTTCTTGCAGGTCGCTAATATTTCCGGGCGACGTTGCGCAAAATATCTGCGTTGATTATGACGCATTTGTCGGATTAACTCGGCGAACTCTTCCAACGTTATTTTTCCCGGATTTTCGATTTGCGGGGTTTTTTCTTCTTCCATGTATATTTTATCTATTTTGAAATTAAAATCGCTCTTCGGGGCTAAAACAAACGTTCGTGCATATTGCTTGGTAAATTCTGACGCACCCAACCGGGGTTGTTGCGCAAAATGTATCGTCCAAAGTGCATTATTAACGTTGCGTCCGCATTCCACAACGCCGGGGTAATTTCCGGGTATAATTTCCCGGCAATATCCCGGAACCGTCGTTTGCGGTCTGCCTTTTCCTCCTTTTTCCCTTTTACTTTGATACGCAATTTAAGGTCGTTTTGCCACTTCATAGCATTAACCAAAACAAATGGTATTTCGGCGACGGTTATAATAGCTTTCAAATGCTCAAAGTTTTGCAACATCTTTTGAATGCGGTACAATTTACCCATATTTGCCCCGGCATCCCCAACCGTTACGTCGTCCGGGCGAACGCTCAATTTTTCCAAAAAGACAATCGGCGTGCAAATCTCTTTGTAGTAATTGAGAAAATCCCGTATCTCGTTAATGTCTTTAGGCATCTTAATTGCCGTTGCGTTTTGGTTGGGTCGCCAAACCACTATACCCCCATTGCTTCCGGGGTCTATGCCTATAATGCAATCTATTTTCATAACATCTTTTTTATTTGTTCAATCTTAATCAATCGTTCGTCATACGCTTGCTTTGCAGTTATAAAACCGCTCTTTCTGTATCGTATTCCGTCGATTTGAATTTCATAATTATATTTCCCGGTTTGCTTATGGCGGGTTACTCCCTTATATCCGGTTGTATTATCTCGGCGTATTCGCCTATTTCTATTATTTTCCGAATGAGTAACAAAACGGCAATTTTCCGGGCTATATATCCCGTCGTTATCTATCCGGTCAATTTCTAAACCGGGGTTATATCCATTTTCTAAAGCCCAATTTTTGAAAGCATCAAAACAAAACCATTCTTTGCAAATAGTTATTCCACGACCTCCATAATTGTTATAATCCTTTCTTTTAGGATTATAACAACGGGCTTTTATACTTTCCCAAAGTCGGTACAACTTTGTTGCTGAAACTCTTTTTTTCATTTTTCAAACCTTAAATAATGATAGATATAAATTTCGTCGTTAATCATTCGGTCGAACGTCCGTTTAATCTCTTTGCGCCGGGCAACCTCAAAGGCTGTAAAATCAATTTCCGGGCTTCGGGTTCCTTGTTTCCGAACGTGGTAAACCGTAAATTCATTTACGAACCCACGGGCGGCACGTGCCAAAAATCGGTTATACGCTTCTTTCCGGTCGTCCTCGGTTTCTTTCACTTCGTCCGCCAACCGAACACCCAACAACCAATTATAAACAAACATTTCGTCCGCTAATCCAAACTCCAAACGCCCGGTATATTTGTAGCGCAAAAAGCACATTAAACAAGTCATAACCGATTGATTGCGATAATACCGGATTTGCTCCGGGCTGAACTCTTTTTTCGGTTCCGGTAATGCTGTATATGCTTTGCCGATAACTTGGTTTTGTTTCCGGCAATATGCGTTCAATACCTTTGCGAAATAATCGGCGTTGAATTGTTGGTAATGTTTCCGTTCGGCGTTCCCGTCCCTATCCTTTGGTAAATAGTCGTCCAATTCCTCGGTAATCAGCAATTCAAACGCTAATTTAACCTCCGACAATGTTAATTGCGAATAATAGCGTTTGAGCAAATCCAACAACCGGGTACAAATATACGTCCAATCGTCCCGGTTTTCCGTGGGAATGATAAACCCCACGTCCATTGCGATAAACCGGAACATTTGCCCGGTTTTGGCAATCAACGTTTCGTCGTCAATCTCGGCAATCTGTTTTTTTGTGGACGCCACGAAAATATATTTTTCGACCGGGGTTAATGCTTTGGCAACCTCCGGTAACTCAACCATCGCCCGGCGAACGTCAATTGCTTTTGCCGTTCCGCTATAAAGCAAAACGGCGGCGGATTGTCGTTTTTCGGGCAACGTTTGTGGCAATCTGTTTGTCTTTTCGGGTAATGCTTCCATTGTTAATAATCATCTTTCAAATACTCAATAGCCCCGGCAACGTTCAATCTTTGCGTTGGGGCTTTGTATTCGGGTTTCAAATGCAACTTTTTCTTTTCGACGTCCCCCCGTATGAAATTGCGGACGGTCGCCAACCAACCGTTTTTAGTGCGCTTCATATTCTTTTGGTCGCTCCAATCGCTAACCGAATGAAAGTAATAAACCAAATCGACCTTTTCAAATTCCGGTGTCGCAAACTTACTTTCAAACTCTGAATAATCCACGCCAACGCCGTTTTCAAATTTAACCATTTTGTAAACGTCGGAATTACGGAATAACGTTTTTTTCTCCTTTGGTTCCTCAACCTTTTGTTCTTCCGGGAATAATTCCCCGACAACATTGTTGTTGGGGGTATTCTCATTATCATTTATTGTATTATCTATATTATTACTATTATACCCTAAACTTTCGCTTATGGGTACCCCTAAACTTTCGTTTATGGGGGGCATCAACTTTTGTTTAGGGGTATCAACTCCGGTTAATATCCTTGCTGCCTTTTCGGTAAATGTTAGTAACTCGTAATTTTCACCAAAACAATACAGAGTTTTGTTATACAATTCGCAATTAGGATGTTTTTGTAAAATTCCGGCTTTAATCAAATTATCAATACGCTTTATCATGCCTTGACTTGTCTTTATATTCAATAACGGCATTGCTTCCAATATTAACTTGTGGGAAATCCAAAAATATATTCCCTCCGGGGTGTGCATCTTAACGCAACTTGCACAATTGGCGAAATCTTTTATAAAATCAAAAATCGCCAAATCTATTAAATCTAAATCTAAACCGCTATTAACGGCGGCATATTGGTTTATTAATATCGTGTATTTCATAATATTGATATTTTATAAACATCCGGTTCCGCTACGGGCTGAACTGATTTTATTAACAATCCTTTTTCGCATAACCATTTAAGGCAATCAATTACAGTGCTTTTATTTATCCCTAAACATTTGGATAAATATAAAATACCCTTTGAATACTCGCCATATCTAATACAATAGGCGTGTATCATTGCATACAACATTAACTTATTACCTTTCAAATGTAATTCGTTAATCCATTTGTTCTTTACAATAAAATCCATGATAAAATATAAAAGCCCGCAATCCGGGCTACCACACACCGGAAAACGGGCTTTACGCTAAATAAATTAGCAATACTTTGCAAACGGTGGTAGTCGTTTGTTTTATCGACGCAAATATAGCATTTTTTATTCATTATCCAATTGCTTTGCAGGTTCCCACGCTTTACGTACTTTCAAAACATTATCGGCACTCTCATTGGGAACCAACGAAACAACCGGAAAACGGGAACGGTCGCCCGGCTTTTGGGTTGTCGCAAATTGTACATTCAAATCAAAGATAATGCCTTTGCAAAATCCCCTTTCCGCTAACATACCGTCGAACGTTTCCCGAATTTGCGGGATTGTGGACGCCGTACCCTTTGTTGAAAATTGCCATACCCCGGCAACGCCACGCACCAACGGCACAATGAAATTCAACGTCAACGTAATTTCCCAACCGTCGTGTCCGTCCTGTTCGCTTTTCCGATTGGGGTAACGCTTGGTAATAGCCAACATCAAATTCGGGTATTCCTCCGTTGTCAATGTTTCGTACTTTTTGCCGTCCCAAACTTGGAACGTTTCGCCATCGCCCGCCGCAATCAATCGTCCGTCGTCGTCCCGGTACTCGTACCGCTCGTTACATACTTTCGCCGGGTCGTCGTCCGGGAAAACGATTTGGATTGTTTGGGGCTTTTCGCCGTATGCCTGTGTAAATAACCCGGCATACTTTCCCGTTGGTATGAAATAATCCACGCTTTGCGGGTATCCGTTGGCGTTTTTCATTCCGATTTTTATTTGTCCGACACGGGGCAAAATCAAACGGGATTTTTCCGCCTCCGGTCTAACAATCCTACCTTTTATATTTCCTTTCATGCTCTTTATATTTCGGGGTCGTCGTTCAACAATCTTTTCTTATTCTCGTTTTTGGGCTTTTTGGGCGCATTTGCGGGCTTTTGTTCCTTTTCCGGTGCAACCGTCCGTTTTGCCGCCTTTCGTCCCGTGGCGGGCTTCTTTTCCGCCTCATTTGCCGTTTTCCCGGTGCGTTTCACAATCTTTGTTTTCTTAATCTCCGGTTCCGGGCTTTGCTCCGGTGCGTTTTCTATCTCATACGCTTTCATTCTCAATTCCAACGCCTGCAATTCCTTTCCTTGCAATTTTTCTGCTTCTGAAAATACGTTTATATCCTCCCACGTTTGCGCCTCTGAAAAACTTTGATACGCCCCGGTAACTTTTACATAACCGTCAGAACATTTGTAAATATTGGTTGCTATGCTGTACCATCTGTGTTGGTCTAAATTCAACCCCTTTTCAACCAATTCAACGCCGTTTACCTTTGCAATATCTGTTACTTCCCACAAAGAATATGGGGCAACATCATTTATTGTAACCTCAAATTCTGAACACGTCATTTGCTTTTTTTGCTCCGGTTCCGGCGTTTGTTCCGGGGCAACCGCATCCACTTTGACGGTATCGGCGGCGTCCGTGGTTTCGTCCGGGGTCGCCTCTTTGGGGGCTTTCGTCTTAATCAATTCCGCCAACGACAACGATATTACATTTTGGGACAAATCCGGGTTATCGTCCAAAACAACCATACCATTAACCGCCGTAAACGTATTATCCCGCTTTTCGTCCTCAATGGCGGCAATCTCCAACAGATAGGGGATTTTCCGTATATTGGGGCTTTCGGTTTGCTCTTTCAGATTGTACGACGGTTTTTTGCGCCAATCTTTCGGGCTGAAATTGAAAATACGGGTAACGGGGAATTTCTCAAAATTGACGTTCCACATATCCCGGTACATTCCCAATTGTATTTCGCTTTCCTCGTAAAAGCCTTTGCGTCCGCTTTTGAAATCGACAATTGCGTTAATCCGGTCGTCGCTTCCAATCTTTGCCCGCATGGTACACGGGCAATCAATCATTCCGGCATACTTGTAATACGGGTGTACCAACGCAATTTCAACGGCTAACGGTCGTACATCATAATCCAACACGAATTGCGCAAACGCCAATACGTCCTTTTTCAAATCGTCAGCGTAATAAATAAAGTCGTCCGGCAATCGGTAAACCTCAATGTATTCTTTTAGTTTGCCTTTCAGTCCGTCCAAATCATACGCCCGGTTAATCAATAATTCCTCAAATGCGGCGTGCATAAACGTTCCATACGCCGCCCGTTCGCCTTTGTATCGCTCGGCTTCCTCAATGCCTTTGTTCGCAATCCAATTTATAAGGTGCGGGGCTTTGGGTAATGTTTGGGACAATATGGTTGTAACCGACGGGAAAAACTCCGGGTTCCCGGCGTCGTCATATCGGTAATAATATCGGTGTCCCTTGCTGTTTAACTGCCAAACCTTATACGGGGGTTCAATCAATGTTTTTTCGTCGAAAAACATTGCCGTCATTTCCTCAACCGTCATGCCCGGTATTATCTCAAACACTCCGGTTGGTTGTTCCGGTTGAACCTCAACGAACGGGGGAATAATTGTTTGTTGTTCCTCGTTAATCTCCGGGAACATATCCGGGGCAACATTGCCGACGGTTCCCGCAACCTCTTTTACCGGGTCGCCCGGTTTATCGCTCTTTGCTCTCATTACTTGTACTTTTTATATTCTGAAATTCCACATAATACCATTGCGGCGCACATTGCCGCAAATAACAATTGCCACGGGTTCCAAAATGCGCCAATCAAACAACATAACCCCAATGCGCCAAACGTAACAATTAGGGCTTTCGCTTGAAACAACCCGGAAAACATGGTTTCGGCGGCGGCTTCCAACCATTCGATAAACTTACTTTTCATTGTTTCCGCCCTCCATGCCAAACAGGTAATCCGCCGTACAATCCAACATTTCGCAAAGAATAACGACCCATTCCGGGACAATCCGTTTGGTCGTGCCGTTACATAAATTCGTCATATTTACCTGTTGTGCGCTCTCGCTTGCACCCTCAAAAAGACGGGCGGCAATGTCTTTTTTCAAAACCTTTTTCCCGTTCGCCTCGGAACGGGCGATTGCTTCGTTTACTCTTAATCTCAATGCCATAACTTAAATTTTTTTGTTAATAACTTGGTTCGTTGCTCTCTTTGTATCCGCAATTGCGGCACGTTTTTTCCTCCCAAATCGGGCTATATTCCGGCGGGGTCAAATATCCGTCGCCTCCGGTACGTCTATACTCGCCGTCTGTAACCTCCATTTCCCCGCCACACTCCGGGCAATCATCGTCGCCAATCAATACACATTCCAACAGGGCGTCCAAATGGACGGAACGAACCGGGGAAATACCAATTGCCCGGATAACGTCCACCATTTCCACAACGGTAACATCCCGTTCGTAACAATCGGCGACCGGGAACCCCCAATTGTCGCTTATGTCCTTGATAATCTGTTTGTTGATTAACTCCGTAACGATTGTTTCGGATACTTGGTTGGCTGTTTTCCCGCTTTCGGTCGCCAACATCTTTAATTGTTCACTTTCTTTTATTTTCATATCATTTCCCGGTATCCCTCCGGGTAGGCTGTTAATCTTTTGTTCTGCAAAGGTAGAAAGATTTTTTTAATTACCAAAAATATAATCTTTGTTTTGCGAAATCATTTTTGCCGGGTGCGTGGAATATCCGATTTTTAACCTACCTTTGCAATACCGCATTACCAAAAATCGCTCTCGGTTACTGCGTACCGAACCCCCGGCGTATCTGTTACGTCCGGGGGTTCATCTTTTCCAACGCCATTTGCGCCGCACAATAACAAAATCGGTATATATCGCCATAATATCCCGTTTGGTCGGTTATTTTATCCATTTTGAAATAAAAACGCCGTTACGGTGCTAATTTTGGGCAAAAATAAAACCGGGCGTTTGCCCGGTCTGTTTATTTGATTTTTCTTTCTGTTACAATATATCTTGTATGCGGGCAAACGTACTCGGAATATTCAGCCGCCCAAATTATTCTTGCGTCAATTATTCGTCCCCTACCGTCTTGCAACATTACCTCAAATCCCTTTTCTGTTAACGTTGGGCAACTAACGGTAATATTCTTTTCGTCAACTCCAAATATACGGCATTTGCTTGCAAATTTTTCAATTCCTTTTTCCCATGAACTCGCCAATTCATTTTTGACAATTTCCATATATTCCGGTTTTTCGTATCTGTTCGCATCATCATATATTGTTTCATTTGCTGATTTTATAACAATATCCAAATATTTACGAACTCTTTTATATTCATACCAACGGTGCTTTGTGTCAAAATGGTTTCTGCAAATTTTGGCACGTTCTCGGCGAACTTTTGCAGGCTCCAAAGCCTTTCGCATTGCGTCATAATGTTTGCCGTACCAATCAATCATTCTGTCAAACCAAACAACCCGGAAATCATTCATTGCAACACGCAAAGCATTTTCCAAAGGTTTGTTTATTTCGTCTTTCTTTCTTTGTTCATTCTCTATACTTTGCAATGTTTCGGTTAAATGATTTATATTACGTTGTTCTCTTAAAACGTTATGTTCGTTTTCTGCTTTGCTTTCTATTGCAGAACTCAAAGAAAAATACAAATCCCAATCTTTTGTATTTCCACCTTTCAAATTCAATGTGCTTTCGTAATTATCAACGGTTACTTGTTTCCCGGTATATTTTTCAACCTTTGCCAACCATTTTTCTATACGGTTTGCATACATTGTTACACGTTCATTGTTTTTCTCCAAACGTTTGTTTGCTGTTTCAATCTGTTTTTTGATTTGATTAATTGTTGCCATATTACTACAATTTATTTTCCGGGAACCCGCCCGGTCGGATTAATGATAATAAAAGGATATTTTCAAACCCCGGCGCAACTTACAATGTTCGGCGTCTTTGACACAACGGAAAGCACGGCGCAATAATTTGTTCACCATTTCAACGCCTACTAACTTAATCAAACCGGAAACGCCAACCAACGTGCTAATCTTTTTGCCGTTGAACAATCCGTTTACTTTGATTTTGAAAGTACGGTTAATCTCTTTTGTTGTATATTCCAAACCGTTGTAAATATCTTCGGGCTTCATTGTATCGCTCTTTTTGTTGCCGGGAAAACGCCCGGTCGTTTTATTAACATGGCACAAAGATAGGGCATTTTATTTTAACTACCAAAAGAATTTTCTTTTATTTTCGATTTGCGGACAAAAAACGGTTCTTTTGGCTCCCCGCAAAGTTATTTTTGGCGAATTTTCATTTTAAGCCACTTTATTTGCCGGGGTGGGTACTTTATCCATTCAAACAAAATAATCTAAATACGGGGCTAAAAACGGGCAAAAACAAAAACGGGGTTGCAACGCCATGTTATAACCCCCTGTTATTACTCTTTATATTTCCATTTATAGCCGCCCGCCGTGTTTAATGTTCCCCGTATTACTCGGCTTATACTTGTATGCGCTATCCCCGTTGCTCGTTCCGCCTCTCTTATACTTGAATAGGAACCAATCAAAAAACCGTCCTTTAATTGCTGAACCGGAATTTGCAGTTGTTTATATGGCTTTTGAATTATTCCGGCTTTTCGGTAACGCTCAATTGATATTGGATTGTTAGCGTTTTGCTTGCGGGTACTCCAACGCAAATTATCCGCATGATTATTGGCTCGGTCGCCGTCGATATGGTCGATTTCCGGCAAATTGTCCGGGTTCGGAATAAAAGCCGCCGCAACTAATCTATGAATTGCCGTTGTTCTCTTTGTCCTATCTTTACATAATACAACAAAGGAATAACCGTAACGGTCGGTTCCGGGCTTTAATATCGTTTCTTTAACTTTGGCAACTTGCCCGTTTTTTTCTTACTATTTTACGGGGCAATGATTTTATACGCCCGTTGCTACTAATTTGGTATATTCCTATATACCCGGTTAAATCTTTCCAAATTTCCATATTACCAACATTAAGACGCCAACAAAAGAGAAACGGGGACGGGCTGTTGGCTTTACCCTTTCGGTTGGTAGCTACTCCAACCTATCCCCGTTTGAGTGCAAAGATAGTTATTTTTCGATTGTTACAAATTCGACCCCTAATATTTTTGTTGTGGGGTTTTTGCTAACTACATCAATTTGCCGATTTTTGATTTTCTTTGTTTTCCATAAAAAACCTAACCAACGTTTGTATTGCACCGTTTCGACAATCAACAGACTATCCCGGTTTATATGCGTCCCGGTAAATTTTCCGTCCGGCGTTGCGCATCCGTGCAACTCAAAATACGGTTCGACAATATCGACGCATCGTAAAACGGTCGTAACCGTATCGCCGGGCAAATATACAACACTATCCCGGACGGTTGCCCGCAATTCGTTGATTGTTTCCATTTGGGTTGTTGTAACCCGTTCCAAATCCCGGTTCTTTGCCTGCAACGTCTTTATCAACTCCGCATCGCTCGCCCGGTATTTTTCAAACTCTGACAATTTCAGTTCCAAAACCCCAACTTTGGCGGCGTTCAAACTATCTTTCGTTTGGTATCGGGAAACTTCCTGCAATAACGTTTCCGTGTTGGTTCTGTATTTGTCCCTTTCCCCGGTCAACGTATTAATCCGGGAACGTTGCACCCATATAGTGACAACGGCGGCAACCGCCAAAGCAATTGCCGCTATTATTAAATATTTTTTCATAAGATACGTTTTATCGCTTCATAATGAATTTTTGCAATACGTTCACGCCCGGCGTCTGACAACATAAAACGGCAATCTTTTTCGGTATCCATGAAAAAGTTTTCAGATAATACCGCCGGGCAAACCGTATGTTTCAGAATGTAAAATTGGTTTTCTTTGTCCGGGTCGCCGTCGGTATGGTCAAAGCGCATTTTCCAACCATCCGGGGCAAACTCTTTTTCCGCCTCATTACAAAGTACGGTTGCGATTGCATCCGCTTTCGTTTGTCCTACGCTGGTATAACATTCCCACCCGGTGCCGCCTCCGGCGTTCCCGTGAACGCTAAACAAAACGGCGTTGTTGCCGCAATCCGCATGGATAACGTTTGCACGGCGGCAACGCTCCGGTAATGATACGTCGGTTTCCTCCGGTACCAAAATTTCAAACTTTACGCCATCGGCTTTTAACATCGCCGCAATACGGCGTACAATGTCACGGTTAAACTCCCATTCAAACAATTGGGAACCGTCGCCCCAAACCGGGGAACGTTTCCCGGCGGTTTCTTCGCCGTGTCCGTTGTCTAAAATAACAATAGGTTTCATTTTCTTACCTCCTTTTCTTTATCGTTAATAATATCGCTATCGTGTTCCCGTTGGTATCTCTCAATTATCGGTTGCCAATATCCCGGCAATACCCGTGTAAACTCCAACCGGATAACGTGGTAAATAATACGCAACGCAACCTTTGTGGGATATGCTTTAATAAGGTTGCGGAATGCGTTTTGCAAATACACATACATAAAAACATAAGTAAGCGATTTAATTACTACTTTGGCGGCTTCATTATCGCCACATTGCAGCATTACCGAATAAATAACGTGTATAATGATAACATACAAAAGCAATTCCGCCAAAGCGTTTTTAAACTTACTGAAACGAAAGTTTTTGCAATGTCTTACGCTTACCCCATCCGCCCGCATACCCGCCCAAATATTGAAAGCAAACATTATAATCAATGCGTACATAAACCCCGCCGTTGGGGTTAAATAGGCTAAAACCGGACTTAACGACGTGGCGAAAATCATACGCCATTGTTCCCACGTAAAAATCTTATCCATTATATCCAATCAATTAAATTACTTTTTCCAAAATCGTTAATAAAACCAAAGGCATAATTAAAACCACTTTCCTGAATTATTGAGAATGATGTTACATTATATAAATATTCTATAATTGTAGAATTACGGGTAGTTTGATTTGAACCTTTGCGGAAAACCATAACATTGCATTTTTGGGATAATACAACATTTATATTATTATTGTTAATGGTATAAGTTCCAGTTGGTCTATTAACATTCAATTCCGTTGGTATTGATGATTCTGTTAACTCAACAAATGAAACATTGCCATATTTAGGCGGTACTAAATCAACAATATATTGATTAGAAGATAATTTAATGCAATTACCGTATGATAATTTTATATTTTTCCCCGCTAATGGCGTATTGCTTAAATTAACTTTAATAGATAAAGGTGTATTTAATACCTCGGTATTAATAATAGGATTCCAATTATTTTGAAATTCAGCAACTATTACAACTTTATTAGGACTTAAAATTGGTGTATAGCATGATATTTTTTTTATCATTAAACGAGCAATACAATATTCCATTGCCTCGCCAAATCCGGTAAATATAATATCATCATTTATATTTAGTGAATTAAGCATTGAATAATAATTTTCATAATCACTAAATGTAACGCCACTATAACCGTTATTAATCATTTTGTGCCAATGTGCGAAAGCATTATAAAAACCATGATTGTTTTTTGTTGCTAATATATCCGTTTGCAATGCTGCCATAGCTTCACTAACAGTATATCGCCCGCTTGCTACTTCATCGCACCATCTAATACTCATAAGATGCAACATTTGTTCGTATCTATCAAATTCAATTTGTGGTTCTCCTAAATATACTCCCGCTGGATAACTTTTTCCAAACCATGTATATGGATTACCAAAAGCATTCCAATTATTACTCCTTGCAGCAATAAATTTTTGAGCACCTAAATTTGAATATGTCATATCCGAACCGCCATAACTAAATGTACTTGCATATCGTCCATATAGATTTTTAAACCATTGTTGACGAATTGCGATAAATTGGTTAAATGCGTCCTGCGATGTTTTATTAACGGCTGCACTATAATAATCAAAACTTATAATATTATTTTTCGCCGCCAATGCAGATGTTTTATTGTTTTGCAAATATGTATAATCCATAGAAACAAAACACCCTAAACGAATATTATTTTTAAATGCTGAATAAAAAATAGGTTCGTATGTTCCGACTTGCAACGTATCAGAATTTTCGCAATACGTCATAGCACGCCCCCAACGATGATTACATACCTCAACGTTAAAATCGTTTCTTGGAAATAATATAAATTTCATCTCTTAACTTTTATAGTATTATCACTTGAATTAATATACGCATATCCAACCTGTATGTCTGAACCATCAGATACGGGCAAATCTGCAAAACCAACATAGACAGATATATTTTGTATCTGTTCTTCTATGTCGTTTATTTGTGTTTCTAAATTATCAATTGCATCATATAGAGGACTAAAATCTACCGGTTTAGACAATAATTTTTTGTACCATAAACCGCCAACAAATGTATTGATAGCATCTTTTGTCCCTGTTTCTGCACCCCTCTTTAACAACAATACATCAAATTGTGTTAACGGCTCGTATTCTGTCAATACTGAAACTGCATTATCGCGACAATTATAAACTAACTTACCGTATGGTGGAACATTAAATTCTTGATTATTAACCGTATAATACAAATAAGAACCATTTAGACGATAAAATAAATGATAACCGGAACCCACGTTTACATTACCATCTGATTTCGCCACAACCGTTGCAGTTGACACACATTCCCATTCAATACATTTATCAAAAATTGATTGTATTAGATTTGGAAATAATACCCCTCCAATATAAGAGTCTATAACGGACATATATCCGCCAAAACCGCTAATTTTTCCGCCGTCCGTATATGTACTATTTCCACGGGCTAATACAACAACATCGGATGGATTTAGATAATTATTTGTTGCTACTACACGCATTTCATTATCTATATAATCCCATACCAAAAAACCGTTTTTGGGTATTGTATATTCTTTATTGTCAGATGTTGGAACCCAATTAATTGTACTAATACCATTTGTAAATGTTATTGCATGATTAGCCCCTACGCCTCTAATTGATAAATCTACCTTTCCATTAACAAATGCTGAAAATTCATTTGAAAATGATTGCACCGCTTTAAATTTTTCGGCATTATCTCTAATACTTAATATTTTAGGGAGCCATAAACCCGCTGTAAATCCAAAATATGTATCTGACGCGTTTGTTATTGCTGCTCTCAATAGTAATATTTGATGTGGCAATAATTGGTCGTATTCTGTTAAAACGGAGTATTGCCCAGACAATGTATCAAATACAAATTTACCATATTTAGGCAATGTATATGTTGTTTCTGATGATATATTTCCTTGTACTAAGCTACCATCGTATTTATAAAAATAATGGTTCCCAACAAATAATTTTATACTAAAACCATCTGATAAACGTTTAGTTTGAATTTTACCGGGACTAACGCAAGTCCATGGATAACCATTTTCAAATATACCTAATCCTACATAAGGTAACAACTTTCCGCCTGTATATCCTTTTATTCCATTCATATAGGTTAACGGAAATTCCGCCGATATTTGTCCTCTCTTTAATAAGAGAACTTCAGTATCTAATGTTGGTTTAGTATAATCAATAACCCTAATTTCATTAGTAGCCCAATTAAATAATAATTTTTGTTCAATACCTAATTTATATGTATTAGTTTCAGCACTTGGATTAAAATTAATACTTTTACCATCTGCGAACGAAAAATTAATATATCTATCTGCTGAAAATGCGTTATTTGATGAAAATGTAACTGTTCCATCACTTTTAAATGATGGATATAATGATATTGCAATCATTACAACACAATTTTCGCTTAAATAAGCATTGTATGATTGTATATTAAGACTTTCAGCAACCCAATTTCCCGTATTATTTCTAATAATAGATAGTTTTTTAATTTCTATATTATTAAAATTTACATAATTTCCGGGCGTATCTGCGATATAAAATATATTCGCATCCGGTGTGCCTGGAGATGTATTCGGTTTTGCAATTCCTGCAAATGTTTCATTAACACCTATTGAAGAAATAATTGTTTTTAATGCGTTTTGCATTACTATTCCCGTAATTTCTTCATTTCCATTTGTTTTTATAACTTCGGCAATCGCTTCTTTTAATTGTTCATAATTTCCCATATTCTTAAATTTTAATTATTGAAATCATTATTAAAGTCATTATTAAAATCTCCTTTTGTTGTTGGTAAAACCCCACGACCAATTTTTTTCACTACCGTTGCGCATTCAAATTCACATTCAACGGACGCTAAATTGCCTTGCGTTTGCCATTTTGGTGTAATTAAAAACGTATCACAATCATATTTCCTGCCTTGACTATATACCGTAACAAAATCACTCATACGGATTAACCGCATTACATCGCAAAGGTATTCGGGGGCTAAAAAGATAAACCGAAACGTCTTTTCTGATATTTGTTTTTCGGGGAAAAAATACCCGTCCCGTTCTTCGCCCTCTTCCTCAAACTTGTATTCCGGCTTTCCTAACTCCGAACACACGTAAACCCGGTTTTTGAATTGGACGCCCTCGTAAACGATTTGTCCGCCGTCAACCTCCATATTGGCGGCGTCGCTCCATTCAACACACAAATAACTATCCATCCCTCCGGAAATCCACGTAAAAACCTCCGAATAAAACCATTGTACGCCGTCATATATCCCAATCATATAACGTCCCTCCGGGAAATCCAAAGCCATCGGCAACAATCCGGGATAAACAATAACATCATAACCGTAATTTTGAAATCGGACAATTTGCAATCCGGTTTCCAACATCGGCGTTTTTATATCTGCTAATACACGGGTAAATTTATAATCATACAACCTTGCATAAACAATATTATTTGAACGTGTTGGACGTATGATTTGAAACGGCAATAGCTTATTAATAGGCGTAAACAACGGGTAAACGTCGCCATACGCATACGATTTTTTATAGTCTTGATATTGCGGACTTTCATAAAATGGCAATACAGACAAATTGTTATTCGGTGTCATACTTCAAAGTTGTTTTAATTGAACGACTGCACAAATTTACGCTTAATTTATCAACTTGACCGTTACCGATATAAGTTTTTATTAGTTGCATCGGGTTTGGGTCGTCATTTGCTGGAAAACTAAACGTTTGTTTTTTCTTTCTCTCAATACCGTATGCGTAAACCTCGGAACCGTTTATTGATACACGACGGGCGGGTAAATCATATATCCAATAAGGCATTTGTAAATTAATAAACGCCAAATATCCGTTTTGCAAATAGTATTCAACCCCGTTAACGGTTTGTTTGGTAAACGGTAATATCCATTGCGACCCGGACGTTGGCGGAACGGCGGCAAACAAGGCGAACCCGTCGGAACTCATATTGCCCGGATTTAACAACATCATATCAATATCGGACGTGAAATTTGATATATTAATTTCCTCAACCTTTCCGGGCGTTACATACTTGCTAATTACTTGTATTGGCAATCCCTCAAAAGCCGCCGTAACGTCGTCCATCCATTCAAATTGGTAACGTTCGGGCAAATCGACCTTATCAAACGAATATTCCGACGTATTGAACGCCCACGGTTTCCCGTTGCGCAAATTTAATTCCTTTGTCAAATCGTGGCTTAATATAACTCCGCCGGAATAGGAACCGCCATTGCGGAAATATTGGATATGCTCAATTTTAAATTTGCCGTCCTCAATGAACCAATAACATTTAAAACAATCCCGTAACATATTGGTAAATTGTTGTAAGGTCGTCGGGGCTTTTTGTGCGGGTTGCTGATATTCGCCGTTTATAATGTTTGTTTTCTGCGATACAAGCAAACGGAAATTCAACCTGGATATTGGATTGTTTCCGCCATATAAAAATTGGCTATATTCCGCCGTGGCTGCGTGGGTAATACCCGGCGCAATCTGATTGAGCAAAACAGATATACACGACGCAACCGGGAACGCATCCCGCAAAGTATATGCTTTTCGGGCTTTTTCCTCTAATATCCAATCCATCAAATAAAATCCAAACCATAACGACGCATAACGCCACGTTGACCGGGCGATTGGATAAAACGTTTGTCCGAAAATGGAATAGGGCGGCGCAAAATACTTTCCGTTGTCCGCTAATCCCCACTCGGTCGGGGTGTCTGAAAAGTTGTTTGAAATAAACGCCACGTCGATTGCGTAACCAATCGCACGCCTATAATTACGGTTATTATCAACTATATCATCGGCGGGCAATGGATATGTATTAAGGTCGTCGATTTTCTCCAC